GTTGGCAGGCTTAACCACTTCGATGGTACGTATGATCTCACGGAAATACGCTGCATCTGGTATGCCAATTCCGACGATGAGTTCGAAGTTCTGTACATCTATTGTTACTTCTGCCATCCCAGGACCAAGCAGTGCATCAAGCCTTTGCTGCAGGTATCGGATCGTGAATGGCGGTCGTGTTGAATATCGGTTAATCAATCGTTTTCGCCTGAAATCCAGTGTCTCGACATTAGGGTCAGCTCGTATACCTAGCGGTTGCTCACGGCGTCTGATAGCCTGCTCAGAGGACGTCTCAATAAATTGGTCATCAAGTACCAACTGGATGCTAAGAGCGGCAGAATCGATTTCCACGTCCTCTGTAGCTGTCAACTCCACAAAGTCTTTGATCTCTTTGTACAGGTCCGGCAGATACTCAATTAATTTAGCCATGTAGTGTCACCGTCCCCACGAATGGCACTTGTTCGGCCTGTAGGGTAATGTTTGCTGCTGCTCCGTTGAGGAGTGTGCCATTTATATCGGCTACGCCTGGTATCGTCAAGATTCGAGACTCTATCTGGCTTACCCGCACAACGATCTCCGTCTCATTTGCCCACGTACGCCGCAGCTGGAGCATGTACTCCCTTATGACTGACTCGACCTCGCTTTGTACCTGTCCAATTGTGACGCCGCTAGAAAGCGTCAGGGTAGTCTCTACGTTGAGCGTAACGCCTAACACTCCGGTAAGTGTCACCGAATGGCCAATCGGCGCTAGACCCATTCCTAGCCCCTGTAGAGTGGGGTCTATCTCCTCCTGCACATTGGATACCAGTGTAGGAGACGGAATATTGTAGTCGCTCGCGATGATCGTACATTTGACTGTGCCTCCACCTTGCCAAGCGGGGAACACTTTAACGCCTCCGACACCTGGAATGTCTCCAACCTTCTTGCGATAATCCGCAATGTTGCCGCCAAAGGCCTGCTCATTGAGTGCTGTGAAGTACCGCAACCGTAGAGCTTCGTCTGATTCTTCGTTAGCACCAGGCACAAGGACATCTACTAACTCGGCCCTCGTAAGTCCTGTCACGTAATCGATCGGTAATATGTCTCCGGCTTTTTGATTACCAACATCGCCAGTTGTTTCGCATTCCATCGCATAATGACCGGTATTCTGCTTTTCAAGTGCAACATATATTAGTCCTTCGATACCGTACCTACCCCCGAGCGGAATATCAACAAGCTCGTTCGCATCACCATAAAATAGCCCCAACCTCCTTGCTCTGGTAGCCGGATAACGATTAATGCCAAACTCAGCCGTTCGTCTAGATAGGTATTCACCAGTTGCTGTATCTGCAAATGAAAGAGCCACGTCCGTATCCAGCGCGATATAAATCATTGATAATTCCATAGCTGCCGGCGCAAGCGCGTCATAAATGATGCTCCCTTCCCGCTTGTCTACGTTACCCGGCACCCGGTCCAGCATACGCTGCAGGATCGTCTCATAGGTTTGGTGCTCATACATCCCCTGTTACCCTCCTCTCCGACATATTGAACCGGCCATAGGCTGATACAACGGTAAAATGAAATACTGCCTGATCACCATTAACATCTGCTCGGAAATCTGTAATATCGTCGATCCGGTCATCTTGTGTCAAAGCTTCGTGAACCCAGCGTTCAAGCTGGCTGGCAAACTCACCTAATTGATCAATTTCATTTCCAAAATTCCCACTATAGATCATATGAGCAAAACGATCAGTGCGAAGGATTTTGTACACAACTTGCTTGACGGCATCTATGCCGTCCACATGGCCACTAACGCGCCCAGTAATCATATCCAAGCGATATGTTCCGCTAGGCTCTGTGGTGATATCAGTGCTGTCATCCATGCTACCTACTGGCGTCGTCATTACCCCACCACCCGGTCTAACAGAATGTACTGTTGCCCACCTGGAACACGCAGCATCACCAGCTTATCCCCCGACTCAAGTCCACGCCGGATCATAACTTCCTGACCACCGATCATGATCTTCTGCTCAGTCAGCGTTTCTGGTACAACTAAAAAATCCTCTGGAAGTGTGAATCGCTGATCAACGATTACCTCCAAAGGATTTACATTTTTAACGACTGCAAAATAGATAGCGGTAGGATTAGAAGCTTCTACGGCCCCTAGGCTAACTCTTTTCATAACATCTACTAAGCTCATTACATCACCCTCACTTCAAGCGACATCGTGTGTTCGTTCCCATCAAATTTATGGGAACACTCCTCAACAACTACATCACTATCAAGGCCGATTGTGCTCAATTGCAGACGGAAAGACGATCCACCGCGAACACGAATATCTCCCAAGGATGCTATTTTCAATTTCTCCATTGGACGATTTTTGAACTCAATTGTCGCATTTAAAACTTGCTTTATCTGTTCCACGTTCATTTTTTCATCTACTGTCTGATAGAGCTGCAGCCGCCCCCACTTTGCCATCGTCTCGCTATCTTTAGCGACATACAACTCGCGTTTGCCTGACTTTTTATTGTCTTGGGCCAGTATTACATAGTTGTATGTGTCACTATCAATAGACCTAGCTCTGGTGTAGTCATTCACTTGAGCGTTATCTCCAAGCACCAGTTTTTCTATCTTCATGTCGGCAAGTGTCTTTAATGCAAGCTCCCCAAAATCGTCATACAAGATAAACATGTTTTGTGTGACTCTCGTTGTCTCCTGCAGCGCCTTGCAGATCGTGTCCAGCATCGGCTTTGCGTCCTCGGACATTTTCGGAATTTTATACTTCGTATCCGCTAGAGTGCCTACCTTTAGCTCAAGACGCCCAGCTAACGTTTTAATAACATCCGTCGCCGTTGCATTCACCGCAATATAAAGGTCAGTAGACATTAAATAGCGCGTTTGATCATAACATTTGAGTTTGATCTCGCGCTCTTCGGTTTCGGTGACTTCAAACACATAGGCCATGATTAGCGGCTTCCCGTCTTTTTTGATCCGCACCACATTGCCAACCTCATAGAGAAATGAATCGCTGCGCCAATAGGGATCGTCAATAAAGCTTATATCCACGCTAGCGGCTTTACCGATCCGGCTACTCTTCCACGACATAGAGTAAATGAGATCGGATATATTCCACATCGTACCTTGTCGGTTGTCAATAATGACCTCGAACATATTGAGCCTCCTTACTCTACTTCCTTTCTGGTAATTTGATCACCATACCCACTGGTAGTTTTTTCAACTGAGCATCGGTGATCTTATTTAGCTTCTGGATCTCTTTCCACATTGAGGAGTCGTTGTACCAAAGCCGGGCAATCTTAACGAGATTGTCGCCAGGCTTGAGCGTGTATGTTTTGGGTCGCACACGCTCATCAAGGCGTTGAGCCGGCTGCTGCTTGGCTACCTGTTTGCCTGTGACAGGGTCTTTTGTGACGATGATCTTCCGGGCACTGTGGAATACATACTCTTTCAGTGTTATTTTATAGCCGATGTCTCCCTCAGATCCGGCTTCTTCCCAGCGATCAAATTGTACGATGCTGACAGGAAGGTTGATAATGAAATCTGGACTTTTGTAGATAAAACGTATCGGGTTTCTTGAATCTTGCCATTTAGAAATAAATTTAATATATTGCGCAGGAGTAATTAGATTACTAGGCTTCTTAAGAACTTGTGAAGACAAAAAAGGATAGTACACACCTACTGGAAAGTCTTTCGGAAAGCGATCCCTTGCAGGAAAAAAGCTTTCAAAGCTAATCTCGGCGAGGTCCCGTGCTTGTATCGTGCTTATTTGTCCCAAACCTATGATTTCATAGGTTGCATCTTTACCTTTCCTTTTCAACTCTATCTTCGCCGGCATAACAGGTAAATAGATTGCTTCGGCATTATTGTTCCATGACATATAAATGTTATAATCCTCTGCTATCATGTATACACCCCTTTAGCAGCTTCAGAAATCTCTCGTTCCGCTGCGGTGACGATTTTATTGATCATTTCATCTTCATCGATCGTATGCATAATTGGCCCTGTTGTTACCTGCACAGTCGGCGTTAGCGTGACAAAGTTCTGAATAGCCTTCATCTCAGCAAGATCGCGCATTAGCTTCAGATCTTCGCTGCTAATATCAACCTTGTCGTCGATTTTGCCTACTTTATCGACCTTGCCAACTTTATCTACATTAGCTGGTTTACCATCTACCATTTTGTTGTACTCTTTTAGGATGTCTTCTCCATTTTTAAACGGATCCTCATCTTCTTTTTTGTCAAACAATTTGGCAGCGGCGGCGTAGGCGTTATCGTATTCCTCTTTGTTATTCTTGTAATCCATCTTGAGATTGCTGAAATCAACAACATTTTCGCTGCTTACTGGTTCTTCGAGTTTGTCCATGAGATTTTGAACTTCATCGCTCATAGCGTGGATGTTAGTAGGGTCAAACAAACCGACGCTCCCTAAGTCCAAGCCGATCAGTTCATTTAGCTTATCACTAAACCAGTTAAAGCCTTTGAGTATTTCATTGATGGCATCCAAGACCATTTTCATAAATCCAGCCGCAAACGATTCAGCGCTCCGTAGCATAGTAATGATATACCCACCGTATGCCATAGCAAGGTCATAAAACAGTTTTTCCATCGCGTAAACAGGATCGATAAATAGATTTGCCAAAAATTCCGCAAAGCTCACAAATAAATTCCATAAGAGTGCGACTTGATTCCAGATTGTTGCAGCCATCGATGCAAACGATCCGGCCACATACCCTGCAATTTCTTGGGTGCTAACTCCCAAATAGTTGAGCACCGTAAGAACTGCTGCAATTGCAACAATAATCAACAATATTGGCCAAGCCGCTGCAATCCAAGCAATAGCGAATTGCACTGCTGCCGCTGTTGCCACTATAGCCACAGCAATTAGTATGTTTTTCACGATGTCCAGATTATCGATTATAAGTTGTCCAGCCCATGTGACCACATTTGCCAATACACCTAGTGCAATGCTCAGTCCATCAAAAAACGGCTGGAACTTGCCTTCTTGGAATGCAGTATTCAGCATCGTAATGAGCGGCATTAGCGCTGCCACTGCTTCCTGACCTGCGTTGGCAAAGGCTGACTTAATGTTATTACTCAGGATCTCTGCTTGCTTGGCGGGGGATTTCAACATGGTTTCAAATGCCTCTTGTCCCATTCGTTGCTTTTCAAGCAATTGGTCAAAAGCTTTGATAAAACCTTGCATGTCCCCAGCCTTACCTAGCTCATCAATCTTAAACGCTCGAATATCGGTTTTTGACATGTTAAAGCGCTCAGCCAGCGATACAATGTCACCGCTCATTGCTTCCTTGAGAGCGAAGGCAGCTCCCTCAATTCCGTTACCGGCACTGTCAAATGCATTGAGCCGCTGAGCGAGATTGTTCAACTGGCTCAATTGGTCGGTGTTTTGAGTTGTAGAAAAGAATGATAACGTACTTTGTAAAGTCTTGTTGACATCTTGCCCAGCTGCAAGCGCCTCTTTCTTAAACTTATCAAACATAGCCTTCCCTACATCTACATTACCGGTACGGGCGATGAACATATCCATCATTTTTTGCTGTTCCATTGCACCACCTATTGTGGCTCCTAGCAGGCTCTGAGCGCCTTGAAATCCTAAGTACCCAGCAGCAAGCCCTTTTACCCCACTGAGAGCACCGCCACCCCCGCCACCACCTCCAGATCCACCACCGCCGCCTCTACCGCCGCCCCCATTACGCAACTCTTGAACGAGCGTATTTAAACGGTTGACAACGGCAATTAGGTTGGTGAGCAGACCTGTCAATGTACCAGGGAGAGTTAAGTTCAACTGAACCTCTATGGTCCCAATTCGCTGTAAAATGCGAGCCCGTAATTGGGATGCCTGGGCAAGCACGCGGGTCGCATCTAGCTCAACCTTCAATTTAATTTCGTGGTGCCCTAACCCATTTATGAGCGAGGAAAGCTGCGCCCCTATAGTCGATGCGTTAGGCAGGGTTAAATCAATCCTTGCCGAGATGGTCCCGATGCGGGATCTAAGCATACCATTCAGAGCTGTTGCCTGTCGCAAGGCTTGGCTCATATTCAGCACAACATCTACGGCAGACGCAGACAGGCCGTTTCGTATTTGCTGCTGGATGCTGGAGATCCTGGTCATAATGTCACTTGTATTGATGGCTAGATCGATTACAGTGCCGACGGAACTGATCTGAGACCTTATGTAATTGATCTGAGCAGTTGCGCCTTCTGTATCAATGTTACTGGATACACTGCTCTGCATGGCAGTGCGCAACTGGTCCATGCGCCGAAATAACTCCATACTCGCCTATATCGTCGGCAT